AAGCACGATGACGCGTCGTGGCACCCCCGAAGCCGATCTTCAGCGAGCGGTCGTGCAGGCGCTGCGCGTTGCCCTGCCCCGCACCGCCATCATCCACCATTGCGCCAACGAGGTCACCGAACCTGGCCCCCGTGGCGCAAAACGTCAGGCGATCCTGGTCGGCATGGGCGTGCATGCCGGTTTTGCCGATCTGATGGTGATCTGCGATGGGCGCGTCCTGTTTCTGGAACTGAAGGCACCCAAGGGTCGATTGCGCCCCGACCAGGAAGCATTCCGCGATGCCGTGCTGGCACAGGGTTTCGGCTGGGCGCTGGTGCGCAGCCTGGACGATGCGCTGGGCGCGCTGGCGGATCACGGATTCACCAGCCGTGTCCGCCCAGCGCGGAGGGCAGCACCATGAGCCACAAGGCAACTGTCTGGGCCATCCAGCAACGCGGGCTGAAACCCGCCACCAAGATCGTACTTTGGTTCCTGTGTGACCGGCACAACCCGGACTTCGGCTGCTTCCCGACGCAGGCGCGGCTTGCCGACGATGCCGAAATGTCGATTTCGGCGCTGAACGAACACCTCGCGCGGCTCGAAGAACTGCGCCTGATCCACCGTGTTCGCATCCATGATCCCCGCACCCACAAACGGCAGGCCACACGCTACATCCTGGGATTCGAGGATGGTTTTCCACAAGAGCCAACTCCGGAAACCGGAGACGGGTTTGACGGAACGGACAAGGAACAAGACGGCGACCCAACTCCGGATTCCGGACATGGAGCCATCTCCGGATTCTCAGTAAACCCATCTCCGGATTTTGCCCAAAGCCATCTCCGGAATCCGGAGACTAACCTTGTAAGAGAACCCCTAAGTAAACCTGTAAAGGAGGAGGAGGGCGCGCAAGCGTGCGCGGCGATCTCTGATCAGTTTTTCGGGGAAGTGCTGGATGCGCTGGGCCTCAATCCCACCGCCCTGCCCGGTTGGTGGCAAGGCAGGCCGCCCCGGCTGCACGTCCAACGCTGGCGCGATGAGCTGGGGCTGACCGAGGCGGAAATCGTCACCGCTGCCGAGGCATCCCGCCAGGAACACCCCGAACCGCCCGATGGGCCCAAGGCGCTGGACCGCGCCATGCAGCGCGCCGCCCAGCGCAAGGTCGAAGCAGCCGGGCAGAAGCGTCGCAAGCGCAAATCCGAACCGGCACCGGCGGCAAAGCCGATCACTGACCTGCCCGCCTTCTACGCCAACCTCGTCAACGCGGACGGATACCTGCCGGTCAGCGCGATCAGCAACACCATGCGCGATGCCATGCTTGGCCGGGGGTTGGTTACGGCCGAACGCCTGCGCGAGCGGGGGATCCGGTGAATGGCATGGTGTCACGTCCCCGGCACGGATTGTCCCTCTGCGCAGGCGGCGGAGGCTTGGATATGGGCGTCATGCTCGCCGAACCCGGTTTTCACACCCGCGCCTTCGTCGAGTGGGAGGAATGGCCGCGTACTGTCCTCATCGCCGCCCAGCGTGCAGGCTATTTCGCCCCGGCCCCAATCTGGGATGATCTCCGCAGTTTCGATGCCATCCCTTTTCGCGGCGCCTTCGACATCATTCTCGCCGGATATCCCTGCCAACCCTTCAGCGCGGCCGGGAAGCGCAGTGGCGCCGACGACCCCCGGCACCTCTGGCCAGATGTCGCCCGCATCGTGCGGGAATGTGCCCCCGAATGGGTCTTTCTCGAAAACGTCTCAGGCCATGTCACCCTCGGCCTTGAATCCGTCCTGCGAGAGCTTTGGGGTCTGGGCTACACGCCTGCGGCGGGTCTGTTCAGCGCGGCAGAAGTTGGCGCGCCACACCAGCGGCTGCGCATCTTCATCCTGGCCCACACCGATGAGCCTGCATCCGGGCACGGCCAACTACAATCCGGCCGGGAACAGCGACTTTACCCGCAAGGCAGAAGCGCTGGCGCTGGGCATCATCAACTGGTCGACGCCCAAAGCAACAGACGGTGCGAAGGGTGGGCCGGGCCAGAGTTATGGCTCGGGCGGGATGCCGCCGCTGCCAGCACAGGCGGCACAATGGCAAACGCCGGTGGCCGACGATCAGGTCGACCGGCTGCGCGGCAAGATCAACAGCCGGGGCGAACCGAAACTCAGTGCGCAGGCGATCCAGTGGCCGACGCCTGCCGCGCAGAACTGGAAGGGCAGCAGCCCGGCCAGCGTGACCCGGGCCGATGGCAAGTCCCGGATGGATATCCTGCATTACCGGGCGGAGCAGGGCTTCACCCGCCCGGCCCCGGCGATCACGCGGCATGGGCTGCAGCCCTCGCATCACGCCCCGACCTCGCGCCCGCTGTGGGCTTCGATGATTGCATCGCATGGGCGTGTCGTATCGCGGCGGATCTTGAAAGCCCGGGCGCGGCGGCGACTGAACCCGCTGTTCGTCGGCTGGTTGATGGGCTGGCCCATCGGTCACGCGCTCTGCGCTTGCTCGGCAATGGAGTTCACCCTCTGGCAGCAGCACATGCGTGGCGCTCTCTCGCTTCTGCCCATGGCCTCCGGCCCCTGGATCTGGCGACCGACCGGTGGGCCCGAAGGCCCGGCACAGATGAACCTCTTTGAAGGGATGCTGCCATGAGCATGCAAGGACGGATTGGGGGTGCAGGCGGCAAAAAGGTCAAACGCGCACTGGGCGTGCAGGCGGCGTTGGAATGGACGTTCCGGGTGGAAAAGGCGCAGTTGGACCTGCCGCTGCGGCGGGACATCGACGAAGAAGGCTTCGGATTTGGCATGGAATACGTGCTGATCCAGCGTGCGCGATTGGGATGCAAGGTCGACGGCGGTGGCCATAAATCGCAGTCCTACACCCATGAGGATGCTGAGATCGTGGCCGCGACTTTGGCCGGGATGCCAGATAGCTTGGGCGGCAAACGCATGGCGATCTACATCGCCGAACTGGCGCGTGGGGGCATGACGCCCGACTGGCTACCGGGCGTCGTGCCGCGCTGCGTGCCAGTGGAAACCAAGACCAACCAGCATGGTGAGCGATCCACCACGGTCGTGGTGGGCGTGGAACGCGTCCTGCATCGCGGGCGCTGGCGCAGCGTGGAGATTCTCGCCTGCCCGGTCATGTGGCGACCGCATCCGGAGCAGATCGCATCCGCACGACGCGGATATGACGATTGGTGGCAGGGGCTGGATTGGGTGCGCGATGGGCTGGTGGCAGGCGGGATGCTGCGAGATATGGATGTGACGGCGGCGATGCCGAAGGTGCGGCCATGGTTGCCAAGCCGACACAAACCCGTAATGGGTGCACACACTTTCCCCTAAACCGGGCAGTCCAAACCCCATGTCAACCTTTGCGCAGGATTTCTGGGCTAAAAATCTTGAAATGTTCTCTTGACTAGGGCACAACAGACACGAACCGGGAGTGACGAATGCCTAGCTTTTATGAATTTTTTGCTGGTGCAGGTATGGCAAGGGCCGGGCTTGGCGCAGACTGGAAGTGTTTGTTCGCCAATGACTTTGACCGCAAGAAAGGCGAAACCTACAAACGCAACTGGGGTCAATCCGAACTGGTTGTCGATGACATTCGCAACATAGCACCTGAAGACCTGCCAGGAACTGCAGATTTGGTGTGGGGATCTTTCCCGTGCCAAGACCTGTCGTTGGCTGGCGGCGGCGCTGGCCTGCGCGGTGATAGATCAGGCACTTTCTGGCCATTCATCTCGCAGATCCAATCATTGAAGGATGATGATCGCGCGCCGAAGGTTGTGACATTGGAAAATGTTGTTGGCACTCTGACAAGCCATGCCGGAAAGGACTTCACAGCCATCTGTGAAGCCCTTGACGGTCTGGGCTACAAGTATGGGGCAGTTGTCGTAGATGCTGAACTCTTTGTCCCGCAGTCTAGGCCCAGACTATTCGTCATCGCGACGCGCAGTGATGTAAAGGTCGTTGGCGCTTCGGACGGCCCATCTCAACCGTGGCACACTACTGCGCTTCGTCGGTCGTATTGTGCCCTCCCTGAGCGACTTCAGCACAACTGGATCTGGTGGAAGATGCCAAAGCCAGATCGTCGGGAGATGCGTTTTGCGGATGTTATTGAAGAAGCTCCAGCTTCAGTGCGCTGGCACACGAAGGCAGAAACACGCCAACTGCTGTCGATGATGTCGGAGGTCAACCTGGCGAAGGTCAAAACCGCCCAGGCGTCCGGGGTGCGGATGGTTGGCGGCGTTTACAAGCGAACCCGTTTTCAACAGGGGGTCAAAGTTCAGCGCGCTGAAGTTCGTTTCGACGACATTGCGGGCTGTCTTCGCACACCTGGCGGCGGATCATCCCGCCAGTCCATCCTGGTGGTCGAGGGCGAATTGATCCGTTCGCGCCTCATTTCAACCCGGGAAACCGCGCGGCTGATGGGGCTTCCGGATGCATACATGCTGCCAGAGGCCTACAACGAAGCCTATCATCTGACGGGCGACGGCGTCGCGGTGCCGGTGGTTCGGCATATTGCAAAGCACATCATCGAACCGATAGTCTCTCACAAGATTAATGAAGAAAGAGAGACAGATGAGTGTGATTCCGTGCGCGAAAAATGAGGCCCTTCGGGACTTAATCGTCGAGTTTGCCGAGGTCCTGAAAACTCAATCGCACACGCTCGGGACTCATGGCCTAGAAGAGCACGATTTCTATCAGTCCGGGCTATTTCGCGGAAGCATTGAACGCATTCGCGGCCAGTTTTCTGCAACGATGCGGCCGAAGCGCGACTTCGTCGCGGCCATTCTCAATCACATGCAAGACCAAGCATTGATCGAAGATTGGATGTCAGCGGGTGGTGAAAATCGCCACGATTACAGCATAACGCTGAATGACGGCCGAACATCTGTCGTAGAATTGAAAGGGTGCTTGGACGGGAACAACACAAACATATTCGAACGCCCTTCACATGCTGATGAATTCATTCTTTGGAGCGTCTGTTCGAACCCCGGTGCCGATCCGCGCCACAACGTTTGGTCAGGGATCCACACACGACTTTCTGCAGAAATCATTTCGAGAAATCAGCGCGTCGATGGTCTGATCGTTTGGGACTGGATCTGCGGCACGATCTCTCGGCCGTGTCCCAAAGTCATCAACAACCCAGAGCGTTTCACGGAAGTCGGCCCATATCGTCTGCCGCCGCCATGCATCTATCTATTTCCCTCGACCGTACCAAGCCCGAGGAATAACGCCAGTCCCAACCCGCAGCCAATCGCTAACGTTGGCTTTCTTGATGCCCTCAGCCGCTGCTTTGGTGGCATGCCCGCAGAACTGAACAATGTCAGGATCACAGTTGGGCACGCAGGCGTCGAGACGGTCAGAACAACAGAAGTGGTCCGGGACGGAGCAGTTCAAAAAGTTTCCGAAGCCATTCCGATACGTCGCTCCTGATAACCCCTGACAACCCTGCCCGATTGGCCTGCTCGCTGACCCGCGAAGATTTACGCCTGGAGGAAACCGTCTCGGGCGCTTTCGTTTCTTGACTACCCCCCTGGCATGGTTCCTCCCCGGCCCTGTTTGTATGCGGGGGGGCGCAGCGCGGCGTTTCGCTAGCGACAGGCAGTCGCACCGGGGAAGCCAGGCGGAATCCACCTGCCGGGTGACCTCGGGAAAAGCGACTCGTTATCAAAGGGTTGCGGAATCACGATCTTGGCTCGCTGGATTCTTTGCGGAATCCAGGGAAGCCAGTTTGCGGAAGCCACCACGTCGGAAGCCAGGCAGCGGAAGCCACCTGCATTGAAGCTGTTGAATCCACTTCATTTTTTCATTTGACAAAGCTGCCCATCTTGACCTACCCCTTGATCATCGAAGAAGTGCGCCCGGAGGAACCCCCTCGCGGGCGCTTTTGATTTCCCGACATCGCGGATCCTGATCCTGACGCTGGCATCGCCCGGCGCGCATCGGCTTGCCCGCCCTGCCCCATATGAAAGCTACCCGATGGACCTGGTCTTTGCGCCGAACCAGATTGAAACCTGGCCGATCGACAGGCTGCGCCCCTATGCGCGCAACGCCAAGATCCACGGCACGGACCAGGTCGCCAAGATCGCGGCCAGCATGGCGAAGTTCGGCTGGACCGTGCCGTGCCTGGTGGCCGACGATGGTGAACTGATCGCGGGGCACGGCCGGGTGTTGGCCGCCATCATGCTGGGGCTGACCGAGGTGCCGGTGATCCGGCTCGGCCACCTCGATGAAGCCGAACGCCGGGCCTACCGGATCGCAGACAACAAGCTGACCGAGTTGGGCGAGTGGGACGAGGCGATGCTGCGCGACGAAATCGCGGGGCTGCTGGCCGAGGATTTTGACCTGTCGCTTCTCGGGATCACCGACGAAGATCTGGACGCCCTGCTGCGCGATCCGGATCAGGCAGAAGTCAGTGCAATCGAGGGTGAGGACGACATCCCCGAACCGCCGGTCACGCCAGTGTCGGTGGCAGGCGATTTCTGGCAGCTCGGATCGCACCGGCTGATCTGCGGTGACAGCACCTCCGCTGATGTGGTCGGGCGGTTGCTGGGGGATGTGCGCCCGCTGCTGATGGTCACCGACCCACCCTATGGCGTGGAATACGACCCGTCCTGGCGCAACCAGGCGGGTGCGGCAAAAACCAAACGCACCGGCAAGGTGCTGAACGACGACCGGGCCGACTGGCGCGAAGCGTGGGCGCTGTTCCCCGGTGACGTGGCCTATGTCTGGCACGGCGCGCTGCACGCCACGACCGTGGCAGAAAGCCTGCTGGCAGCAGGTTTCGCCGTCCGGTCGCAGATCATCTGGGCCAAGGACCGGCTTGTGCTGAGCCGCGGCGATTACCATTGGCAGCACGAACCTTGCTGGTATGCGGTCAAAAAGACCGGCAAGGGCCATTGGGCGGGGGACCGCAAGCAGACGACGCTGTGGCACATTTCCGGCAAGGATCAGGATGCCGCCACCGTCCACGGCACCCAGAAGCCGGTCGAGTGCATGCGCCGCCCTATCCTGAACAATTCCAGCCCGGGTCAGGCGGTGTTCGAACCCTTTATGGGATCCGGCACCACGTTGATCGCGGCGGAAACGACCGGGCGTGTTTGCTTCGGGATCGAGTTGAACCCGGCCTATGTCGATGTGGCGATCGATCGCTGGCAGCAATTCACCGGCGCCAATGCCGTGCTGGCGGACACCGGCGAAACCTTCGCCGACCTGAAGGCCAAGAGGCTGGCAGCATGAACAGACCCTTCGTCCTCCAGCAAGCTGCAACAAGCCCTGACGAAATTGCCGCTCTCGCCAGCGCGGTGACTGACTATCAGCAGAAATTCTGCGACGCGAAAGGCCAACGTCAGAGCGACGCCATTTATCAGGATTTGCGCGCCACGCGTCAGCGCCTCGCCATGCTGTTCGGCGAGCGTCATGGCTGGCGATTGTCGAAATCGGACTTTTCACCCTCGGTGCTGGCGCGGCGCGGCTTGTTCAATGGGCGCGGATATCACGTCGATCCCTGGCCGCGTGAGCTCGTCGATCACGGGTATTTCTACCGCAAGGACAGGAAAGCCGCCGCGGTGGCAGCCCATCTCTACGGCAACTTCGATGCTGCGAAGCGTCAGGATACCATGGCCACGGCTGCGCTTTACGGGCTTTGCGTCACCTGGCCCGAGGATTTCCCAAGCTGGTATCTCCCCGGCCGAACCACGCTGATCATCTGCACGCCGCTGGCCGAACCCGCGCGATGATGATGCCACCCGACCGGATCGAACTTTGGCCCCTCGCCCGGCTGAAACCCTACGCCCGCAACGCCAAGACCCACGACGCCGATCAGGTGTCCAAGATCGCGGCCAGCATGGCCGAGTTTGGCTGGACCGTGCCGGTGCTGGTGGCCGCCGACGGGGAGTTGATCGCTGGCCATGGCCGCATTCTGGCGGCGGCCCATCTGGGAATGACCGAGGCCCCGGTCATCGTGCTCGGCCACCTGACCGAAGCCCAACGCCGGGCCTATCGCATCGCGGACAACAAACTGACCGAGTTGGGCGGCTGGGACGAGGCACTGCTTCTTCAAGAGCTGCAGGCGCTGCTTGCCGAGGATTTTGACCTCGGGCTGATCGGGATCTCCGAGAATGAGCTGGACGCGCTGCTTGCCGATGCCGACGACCGACAGGCGATTTCCGACGACGCAGCAGATGCCATACCAGAACCGCCCGCCGAACCGATCACCAAGCCGGGCGGCATCTGGGCGCTGGGCAAGCATCGGCTATGCTGCGGCGATGCCACCGATCCGGCAGCTGTCGCTAGGTTGATGCAGGGTACAGAAGCCGCGCTGATGTTCACCTCGCCACCCTATGCCCAGCAGCGCGACTATGGCGCGGCCAAGGAAAAGGTCGGCGATTGGGATGCGTTGATGCAGGGCGTGTTCGCCGCCGCCCCAGTCACAGCGGACGCGCAGGTTCTGGTCAACCTCGGCCTCGTGCACCGCGACAGCGAATGGCAGCCCTATTGGGAAGGATGGGTCGAATGGATGCGCGGCTCTGGCTGGCGGCGATTTGGCTGGTATGTCTGGGATCAGGGCCCCGGATTGCCGGGCGATTGGAACGGCCGTCTGGCCCCGTCGCACGAGTTCATTTTCCACTTCAACCGCGCGCCCCGCAAACCTCACAAGACGGTCCCGTCCAAGCACGCAGGCGAAACCCTCGGCGGCGGTGGGCTGCGCGGGGCCGACGGTACCGTGCACGCCAAGACCGGCACCGGCAACGCGATCCAAAGCCACCGCATTCCTGACAGCGTATTCCGGATCATGCGACACAAAGGCGGGTTGGGTGCGGCAGGATCGCATCCGGCGGTGTTCCCGGTGGCGCTGGTCGAGGCGGTGCTGACGGCGTTCTCGGATCCCGGCGACCTGATTTACGAGCCGTTCTGCGGCTCTGGCACCCAGATCGTCGCCGCCGAACGCGCTGGGCGGCGCTGCTATGCGATGGAACTGGACCCGGTCTATTGCGACGTGGCCGTGCGGCGGTGGGAGATGGCGACGGGGAAGAAGGGCGCCAGACTACAAGGTTAGTAGCTTTCATCGGAGAGGACGTTGGCCCATAAATCCCTTGATGCAAAGGAATTCGAGACCCGACCTGCCATGCAAGATGACACCGCCATCAATCCCGTCACCTTCGTGGAAATGAAGGCGAGCGTCGGCTCGATCCTGTTTCTTTGGTCGTCCATAGAACGTGAAATCACAAAGCGTGTCGAAGAACTGGGCGACGGGAAGAGCCGAAACGGGGCACATACCCTGGCCCAGAAGATTGCGCGTTGGGAAAGCCTACAGGCGTCAATCTGCGCGGAACGCCCCGAACACCAGGATTTGCTCAAGGAAGTGCGCACCCGCCTCATGATGGCACTAGAACTCAGAAATCGTATCAGCCATGGCCTGATCGGCATAACGGCCGATCCCTTCGGCAATCGTGGGGACGCACATCTGGAGACGGAACTGAACGGCGAGAAGCGAAAGCATACACATTCCGACTTGGAGCACGTGATGCGCATCCTGTCACACATGGTCTGGGCCATTGGCAGCTTGAGCGATGCTGCAAGGCAGAAGGATCCCAGAAAGGCTGAAAATGCCTATGTCGGGATCCGGTTGAATCATCTTCCCTGACCCAATAGCCTTGGTCCATGACCGAAGGCTGGCAACATATCGAAATCAACGACCATGGGACCATCGTTGTCCTGCGTCCGATATCGGACGAGGGTCGGTCGTGGTTCGAGGACAATGTTGGTGATCCAGAGCCGGGCGGGATCTACACTTGTGAGCCGCGCATGGCGCAGGACATCCTGCAGGCGGCAGCACGCGATCTTCTGTCTTGGCAATGAGTTACCGCCGCGCGGTCGGAACGGCGGCGGTCAGCAGTTCACGATGGTTCAAGCAGGCAGCTTGTAGACGGTCCCTCGCCCCTCGACCTTCCCGGAGGTGACGGGCAAGGCGAGCTTCTTCTTCAAAACGCCTGAGATTGCACCACGAGCGCTATGCGACATCCACCCGGTCGCCTCGACAATCTCGGCAATGGAAGCCCCCTCAGGGCGCCCCAGCATCTCGATCAGCAGTGCCTGCTTGGTCCCTTCACGCTGGGTCGGCGGCTTCGGTGGTGGCGCCTTGGCGGCATGTTCGCGGATTGCAGCGACGGTTTTCACCACTACCGGCTCGATCCCGATGGCCAGCAAGCCAGCATCGGTGACCACCAGCGTGGTGCCATGGCCATCCCCGGTTTCTCGCCAGAGCGGTTCATTGCGCCGGAGGTTGGCGTCGACCTCCTGCAGCCAGCCATGTTCGATCATCTTGGTGACAGCCATCTTCGCTGCCGCCCCTGCCAGCCCCTTGGGCAGCGGCAGGGCGATGTTCTCGGGGCGCTGGGCCCCGGCGCTGAGGATGATGGTCTGGGTTTCGGTCAGCTTGGTCATGGCGTTCCCCTATCGGTCGTTGGTGGCAAGGAAGGCAGCGATCCGTGACATCAGGTCGTTGTGGCCTTCGGCATCCGTGCCGATGATCACGTCGCCATCGTCGTCGCGTTCCTGATCGGCGATCTCGCGCAGCAGGGCGATGGCGTGGTCGCAGGCGGCGAGGCGTTCGGCCTCCCATGCGGCGGTGATGGCATCCTGTTCGATCTGGTGGCGCTGGGCGGGATCAAACGGCATGCTCGCCCTCCTTGAATGCGCTGTCGGTGATCTGGCGCAGCAGGCTGGCGTAGTTGTTCAGAGTGCCGACATGGCCCCAATTGATCTCGTCGGGGTGGGTCTCGAAATGGTCGTCGCTCAGGGCCTTCAGGCGCTCAAGCATCGCGTCGATCTGGAACTTGGTGGTCATGAAGGCGTCGAGGGCTTTGGTGTTGTCGGTCGCTCGGCGGGTGGTCATGGCGTGGTCGTCCTTCGGTGAGTTGCATCGTTCTGGTTCAATCAGAATCGCTCTTGTCCGAAGTGTAATCAACTTAATAGCAAGCAATTTCATTGCTTTAGACGTGGCGGATAACACCATGGAAGGTATGTCCGAGCGGGAGTATTCCGCCCATTCCGGCCTCTCGCGCGGGGCGATCCAGAAGGCCCGGAAAGCCAGTCGGCTGGTGATGTACAGCGACGGGTCGATCAACGCGGCCGCCTCCGATGTGCGCCGCGCAGACATGACCGATCCGGACCAGCAGCGGCGAAGCACCGGCGACAGCGGGTTTTCCGGGCCAGCTGACAGCTCCTCCTACCTGAAGGCCCGCACCGCGCTGACGGTTTACCAGGCGCAGGACAAGCAGCTGGGCATCCAGAAGAAGAAGGGCACGCTGGTCGACCGGGCGCGCGCAGAAGCGCTGGTGTTCCGGTTGGCCCGACAGGAACGCGATACTTGGGTGACCTGGCCCAACAGAGTGGCAGCGCTGATGGCGGCCGAAGTGGCCTTGGGGGTGGAAAAACAGACCGGCACACCGGTGATCATCGAGGCCGCGATCCTGCAGAGGGTGTTGGAAGCCCATGTCAGACAGCACCTCGACGCCCTCGCTGATCTCAGGGTCTCGCTTGGATGATGGAGAAGAACTCGACCTGGCAGACGGCCTCGACCTCGAATTTGACGGGGCCGAGGACATATTGCGTAGCTGGCGCAAGGGGATGCGTCCCGACCCGGACCTGACAGTGTCGGAATGGGCGGATGAACACCGCTGGCTGTCTTCGCGCGGTGCGGCCGAACCGGGGCGATACCGGACAGCGCGCGCGCCCTACCTGCGCGAGATCATGGATGCGCTGTCGCCGCGTCACCCAGCGCAGCGTGTGACCTTCATGAAGGCAGCACAGGTCGGGGCCACAGAGGCTGGAAACAACTGGATCGGCTTTGTCATCCATCATGCGCCGGGGCCGATGCTGGCGGTATTGCCATCGCTGGAACTCGCCAAACGGACGTCGCGGGGCCGTCTTGACCCCCTGATCGCGGACAGCGCGGCTCTGCGCGAACGGGTCAACCCTGCCCGGTCGCGCGATGCTGGCAATTCGATGCTGTCGAAGGAATTCCCCGGCGGCATCCTGGTGCTGACCGGCGCGAACTCGGCCACCGGTCTACGTTCGATGCCCGCGCGCTACATCTTTCTGGATGAGGTCGACGCCTATCCAGCTTCTGCTGACGAGGAAGGTGATCCGGTCACGCTGGCTGAAGCGCGGACCACCACCTTCTCGCACCGGCGCAAGGTGTTCATGGTCTCGACCCCGACGATCCGGGGATTGTCCCGCATTGAACGGGAGTTTGATGCCAGCGATCAGCGCCGGTATTTCGTGCCCTGCCCCCACTGCGGGGCGATGCAATGGCTGCAGTTCGAACGCCTGCGCTGGGACAAAGGACGGCCCGACACGGCGGCCTATCACTGCGAGGGCTGCGAACGCCCCATCGCCGAGCATCACAAGACTCAGATGCTGGAATGCGGGGAGTGGCGCGCGACGGCCGTTTCCGCCGATCCGCATTCCATCGGCTTCCATATCTCGGCACTCTATTCGCCGCTGGGCTGGAAAAGCTGGCAGCAGATCGCGCGGGAATGGCTGGCGGCGCAAGGCTCGGAGGCAATGCTGCGCGTCGCGCGCAACACCCTGCTGGGCGAGACATGGGTGGAGTCGGGCGACGCGCCCGAATGGCAACGGCTGGCGGAACGCCGCGAGGCCTATGGCGCGGCACAGATCCCGATGGGCGGGTTGTTTCTGACCGCTGGCGTTGACGTGCAGAAGGACCGGATCGAGGTCGATGTCTGGGCCTGGGGCCGGGGCCTGGAGTCCTGGCTTGTGGATCACATCGTGATCCCGGGCGGCCCGGACGATCCGGCCTGCTGGGACAAGCTGACAGCCCTGCTCGGTCGAACATGGACCTGCGCGAATGGCGCGGTGATGGTGATCGGCAAGCTCGCCATCGACACTGGTTATGAGGCACCCGCGGTTTACGCATGGGCGCGGAAACAGGGGTTCGACCAGGTGGCCCCGATCAAGGGTCTGGAAGGCTTCAACCGCGCCACGCCGGTGTCGGGCCCGACCTTAGTCGATGCCACCATCGGCGGCAAACGTCTGCGCCGCGGGGCACGACTCTGGTCGGTGGCCACCGCGACGTTCAAGACCGAAACCTACCGCTTCCTGCGGCTGGAACGCCCTTCGGACGAGGACCGGGCGCTGGGCGTACTGGACGCCCCCGGCACCGTGCACCTGCCAGATTGGATCGACACTGAATGGCTGAAGCAGCTGGTGGCGGAACAGCTGGTCACGGTGCGCAACAAGCGCGGCTATGCCCACCCCGAATGGCAGAAGATGCGCGAGCGTAACGAGGCGCTGGACGCCCGCGTCTATGCGCGGGCGGCGGCGTGGATCATGGGCGCGGATCGCTGGGACGAGGCGACATGGCGGCGGCTGGAAGAGCAGGCTGGCGTGGAAACCCGACATGCGGCGCCCGTCGCCACAACTGAACCGGCTGCTCCGACTAGGCCCAAGGCCGGAACACCGACCACGCCACGGCGGAAACGTCGGGCCTACACACCGAACTTCATGAGGGACTGAGATGGATCTGGAACGGATGCGCGCCCTGTTGGCAGCACTTCAGGAGGCGCGCTTCGCGGGCGTCCGGTCGGTCAGCTATGACGGAAAATCGATCAACTATGGCTCGGACGCGGAACTCGCGAACGCCATCAGCGATCTGGAAACCCGGATTGCGACGGCTACGACCGGCACGCCGCGCCGTCGGCGCTGGGGCACGGTTGCCTCGAAGGGTCTGTGATCCATGGCTTTCGAGGCTTTCCGCCAGCGGCTGGGGTCAATCATCGGTGGCTTCGATGCCGCACAGGCGCATCGTCGCCTGCGTGGGTTCCGCGCATCCCGCGCTCATGTGAACACGCTGATCGCGGCCTCCGGCGACACGATCACCGCCCGGGCGCGCTGGCTGGTCCGGAACAATGGCTATGCGGCAAACGCGGTGGAAAGCTTCGCCAGCAATGTGGTGGGCGATGGCATCAAACCCTCTTCGACCATCGCGAATGCGGCCAAAAAGGAAGAGTTGCAGGCGCTGTGGCTCGCCTGGACTGACGATGCCGATGCCGAGGGGCTGACGGATTTCTACGGGCTGCAGCGGCGCGCGGCGCGCGAGGTGTTTCTGTCGGGTGAGGTCTTCATCCGCATCCGGCCCCGTCGCGCTGACGATGGTCTGACCGTGCCGCTGCAGCTGCAGATGCTGCCTGCGGAAATGCTGCCCCTAGACATGAACCGCACCCTGCCCGGCGCCGGGTTGATCCGTCAGGGGATCGAATTCGACGGCATCGGTCGCCGTGTCGCCTATCACTTCCTGCGCCGCCATCCCGGCGACCTGACCGATCCGGGGCTGGCTGGGGAAACCGTCCGCGTCCCTGCCGCCGACGTGATCCATGTCCTCGACCCGGTCGAGGCGGGGCAGTTGCGCGGAGTCTCGCGGTTCGCCGCCGCCATAGTGAAACTGTTCACGCTGGACCTCTATGATGACGCCGAGCTTGAGCGGAAGAAGATCGCGGCGATGTTCGCGATGTTCATCACCTCGCCTGCCCCTGAAACCCCGCTGGAACCGACCGAAGAGGATCTCGAGGTCGAACCCGGCCAAGTCGTACGTCTCGATCCCGGCGAGGACGTCTCGACTCCGGCCACGCCAGACTCAGGCGGCACCTACGAGCCGTTCCAGTATCGTACCCTGCTGCAAATCGCCGCCGCGCTGGGCGTGCCCTATGGCTATTTGACCGGCGACACGGCGAAGGGGAACTTCTCCAACACGCGGATCAGTTTGATCGAATTCCGGCGCCGCATCTCGGCCTGGCAACATGGCGTGCTGGTCTATCAGCTTTGCCGCGCCGTCTGGGTGCGCTGGATGGACACCGCCGTGTTGTCGGGCGCGCTGGACCTGCCCGGCTATGAAAGTCAGCGCCGCAAATATCAGGCCTGCGCCTGGCTCCCCACCAAATGGGACTGGATTGACCCCATGAAGGACGCCTCGGCCGAGATCCTGCAGATCGAAGCGGGCCTGAAATCCCGCACCCAAGCGCTGGCGGAGCGGGGATACGACGCCGAACAGGTCGACCGCGAAATCGCCGCCGAGCGGAAACGCGAAGCGGCGCTGGGCCTAGACTTCCGCCGCCCCGGGTCACCCGCACAGGGGCCGGGCGAAGGCACGGCGAAAGATGCGGATCAGGACAACGCCAAGGACAATGAGGCCGACGACACCGCCGATGAAAAACCCGACCCCAAGGAGGGCGAATGATGCACCACGCGCAAATCGCCCAGCGCGCGTTCAACACGCCGTTGATGGTCGATCCCGCCAAGGCGCTGAGCTTCCTGTCCGGGCTGGGGCCGCGCATCACCGGGCAAGAGATCACCTTCCAAGGAATGGAGATGGAAGCCATTGACCAGACTGCCGCCAGCCTGCCCGCCCGGGCATCGCTGTTCGGGAACGATCTCGCCCAGCGCCATCAGCGGAACGGCACCCAGCCCTTTGCTGTGGTCGATGGCATCGCCGTGATCGAAATCGCGGGCACACTTGTGCATCGCGGTGCCTGGATCGGGCAATCCTCGGGCCTGACCTCATACGAGGGCATTGCTGCCCAGCTGCAGGCGGCCGTCGCCGATCCCGGCGTGCGCGGCATTGCCTTGGACATCGACAGCTTTGGGGGTGAGGTCGCCGGGGCCTTCGATCTGGCCGACCGCATCCGGGCGGCGCGATCACAAAAGCCGGTCCACGCATTCGTCGCCGAACATGCCCTGTCGGCCGGATATGTCCTCGCCTCCCAGGCTGACCGGATCATTCTGCCGCGCACGGGTGCTGTCGGCAGCATCGGTGTCGTGGCGTTGCACACGGATATGAGCGGCGCGATCAACCAGAAGGGCATCGCCGTCACGCTGATCCACGCAGGATCGCACAAGATCGATGCCAATCCCTATCAGCCCCTGCCCGAAGCCATCCACGACCAGATGCAGCGCGAGTTGGAGGTGGTGCGCTTTCTCTTCGCCGAAACCGTCGCTGCCGGTCGCGGGGATCGGCTGACTCAGGCCGCAGCACTGGCCACAGAAGCTGCCGTGTTCCGCGGGGCCGATGCCATCGCCGCTGGTTTGGCGGATGAACTGGCCGATCCCGTCACCGCCTTCCGCACCTTCGCCGCCGCACCCCGCGGCACAAATTCCCCCAGCAGAAAGGGTCCACAGATGACCACCACGCCCAACTTCACCCCGAACCCAGCCCCGGTTGCCGCACCTCCTGCCGCAATGCCAGCGGTCGCGGCAGCGCCAGAGCCGTCCGCTGCGGCGGCGAATGCTTCGCCCACTGCCATGACCGCAGACGCCATTCGCGCCGAGGCGGCCGAGGTGGCGCAAGTCTGCGCGCAGGCCGCCCGGCTTGGTGTGACCATCGACGCGGCCGACGCTGTCACGCGCGGGTTGAAACCCGAGGCATTGCGCGCCCGGGTTCTGGCCGATCTCGCGGCCCGCAGCGATGCCGCTGGCATCATCGCCACCGCCCCGGCTGCAGCAGCCAAGGAAAGCCCCATCGTGGCCGCCGCCAAAAAGGCCGCGACCGACGCCAAGCGCTGAACCAGCGCACGCTTCCACCACCTTCCCCATCCCCCAAACCATGGAGACTGACCAATGCCCGTCCTGACGGAACCGCCCAGCATGGGCGATGTCCTCAAATATGAGGTCAACCCGAACTACACCCGCGAGGTGATCACGCTGCTGATCGGCACCAATTACCCTTCCGGTGCCGTCCTCGGCCGGATCACCGCCAGCGGCAAATACACGCTGTCCGCCGCAACCGGGGCCGATGGTGCGCAGGTCGCTGTCGCGGTCCTGCTTTATCCGGTGAACGCCACTCTGGCCGACGCGGTCGGCATCGTGCTGGTCCGTGGCCCCTCGATCGTGTCGCGCGCAGGCCTGGCCTACGAGGGCACCGTCAACGACGCGGCCAAGATCACCGCCAAGATCGGCCAGCTTGCCGCCGTCGGCATCATCGCCCGTGACGGAGTCTGACGCGCGACGTAGGCATCCCTTTCCCCAAATCCCCGGAGCACCCCATGACCATCGTTCGCAATCCTTTTGACGCTGGCGGCTACTCGCTGGCCGAGATGACGCAGGCCATCAACATCCTGCCCAACCTCTACACCCGCCTTGGCCAGATCGGCCTCTTCCGCTTTGAAGGCGTCACCCAGCGCTCCGTCATCATCGAGCAATACGAGGGTGTCCTGAACCTGCTGCCCTCGGTGCCGCTGGGCGGTCCTGCAACCGTCGGCACGCGCGAGGGGCGGTCGATGCGTTCCTTCGCCCTGCCATGGATCCCGCATGACGATGTCATCCTGCCCGGCGACATTCAGGGCCAACCCGCGCTGGGCGCCTTTGATGCCGCCGACCCGCTGGTCGAGGTGATGAACCGCAAGCTGCAGCTGATGCGCCGCAAGCATGCCCAGACCCGCGAATACATGGAGATGAACGCGCTGCGCGGCATCGTGAAGGATGGCGCTGGCACCACCCTCTACAACTACTTCACCGAATTCGGGCTGGCGCAAATCTCGGTGGATTTCCTGCTGGGCACGGCAGGGACCCTCGTCCAAAGCAAGGTCCGCGAGGTTTTGCGGGCAATCGAAGACAACCTGCTTGGCGAAAGCATGTCGGACGTGCATGCCCTCGTCAGCCGCGAATTCTTCGACAAGCTGATCGCGCATCCCAAGACGGAAGAAGCCTACAAGTTCTACGCCGCAACTGGCGCGCAGCCCCTGCGCCAGGACGTGCGGCGCAACTTCCCCTTCGCGGGCATCGTGTTCGAGGAATACGCGGGCACGGTCACGCTTTCCACCAAGGCCACCGAACGGCTTGTTCCGGCCAACGAGGGCATCGCCTTTCCGCTGGGCACCATGGACACCTTCACGACCTACGGCGGCCCGGCCAACCTGCTGGAGGCGGCCAACACCCTCGGCCTGCCGCTCTATGCCCGCCAGCACCTCGACGAGAAAGGCCGCTGGATCGACCTGATGACGGAAGCCTCGATCCTGCCAGTGAACAAGCGGCCGCGCATCGCGATCCGCATTCACACCTCGAACTGACGGGCGTTCCCTATGAACGTCTTCGCCGCCGCCATGGACCGGATCTATTCCAACCCGTCCATGGCGGCGGCCGCAGTGTGGATTTCCGCCACCACGTCAGAGGAACGCCCGATCCGGGTCATCCGTCGCGCCCCGGACCGCATCACCGAATTCGGCGCTGGGCGCTTTGTCAGCGACACGATGATTGTGGATGTGCGCGTGTCCGACCTGCCCGATCCCCGCCCCGGCGATCTGATCGTGATCGGCGCCGACAGCTTCACGATCCAAGGCGAGCCGGTGCGCGACCGCGAACGCCTGATCTGGTCACTGGACCTGCGCCCATCATGAAGCTGAAGATCGCGTTCGACCCTGACCTCGTCGCCCTGATGCAGGCCGAAATCGCCGCCGGTGAAAAGGCGGTGTCCGCCGCCATGCGCGCAGCCGGCACCTCCCTGAAATCCGCATGGCGTGGCCAGATCACCGGCGCGGGGTTGGGCACCAGGCTGGGCAACTCTATCCGCCTCGCCAGTTTCCCGAAATCCGGCGACAGCCTAAACGCGGCGGCGCTGGTCTGGTCCAACGCCCCGGTGATCATCGGCGCGCATGACACAGGGCCACTGATCCGGTCAAAGGATGGGTTCTGGCTGGCGATACCCACCCCCGCCGCTGGCAAAAGCACCAAGGGCGGCCGGATCACCCCCGGCGAGTGGGAACGCCGCACCGGGTTGCGCCTGCGGTTCATCTACCGCCGCCGGGGGCCCAGCCTGCTGGTGGCGGAAGGGCGGTTGAATTCCAAGGGCCGGGCCGTAGCGTCAAAATCCAAGACCGGGCGCGGCGTGGCAACCGTGCCGATCTTCCTGCTGGTGCCGCAGGTCAAGCTGCTTAAGCGACTGGATCTGGCGCGAGATGCAGAACGGGCGGTGGACGGCGTGCCGGGGCTGATCGTGGCGGGGTGGGTGACAAATTCGGACAGGGTCTGACGCTGGCTCGGCGATGTTCGCTTGATGGTTGAATTGCGCATCGCTAGGCTCAGGACTCATTCCCTATAACCAGAAGATGACAGTGACTGCGATGGCGATGGCGGACATGAAGACTTCCGCGCACCTGTCATAGCGCGTGTGGATGCGTCGCCAGTCCTTGAGTTTGCCGAACATATTCTCGATCTTGTGGCGGTTGCGATAGCGCAGTTTGTCATGAGGTATCTGGATTTTTCTGTTTGATTTAGAGGGGATACAGGCCTCGATCCCACGTTCGGCAAGGGCGTCACGGAACCAGTCGGCATCATAGCCACGGTCCGCCAGCAGAATTCTTGCAGCAGGCAGCGAGGACAGCAGGGCCGCAGCTCCGGTATAATCACTGGTCTGGCCCGCCGTCAGAAACATCGTGCGGGGGCGGCCCTGCCCGTCACAAACGACGTGCAGTTTGGAGTTCAAGCCGCCTTTTGTGCGTCCAAGAAATCGCGGAAGAGCCCCTTTTTGACCAGGCTGGCCGCTGTGCGGTGCGCCTTCAGGTGGGTCGCATCAATCATGATCTCATCGGTCTCTCCGCCTTGTCTGGCGAGTTCCATCAGGATGCGCCCGAACACGCCCATCCGGCTCCAGCGAATGAAACGGTTGTAGATTGTCTTGTGCGGCCCGTAGCTTACAGGCGCATCGCGCCACATCAGGCCATTGCGGATCACATAGACTATCCCGCTCAGAACCCGCCGATCATCTACGCGCGGCTTGCCATGGGATAGCGGAAAGAACGGCGAAATCCGCGCCATCTGGGCTTCGGTCAACAGAAAGGGTTGGATCATGGAAGCACCTCCTTTGATGCAACCAGTGAATCAGTGAAATCCCGGTCCGGCAAGCGATTTAGTGGGTCCTGAGCCTAGCCTGATTCTAAACGAACAATGGAAGAATTCTCAAAATGATGCGCAATTTCCTCCTTACCCTGACGACGACGGCACTTATCGCATTTCCTGCCGGTGCTGATCCGTCGCAGCAAGAGGTCGACACAGCGCGTTCAGAATGCCGCGATGCGTTTCTTGCGCGGGATGCCGAAGCCTATATGGACGCTGCGGCATCAATGATCGCATGGGGTTCCTTGCAGAACGCGGATTGGTCGAGGGAGGTCGAGTTGTGCCTTGCTTTTGCCGAAGCAATTGAAGGCGCGAGTCTGGACACCGCTCGTGAAAGGGCGGCTGGCCTATCCGATGCTTTCGGCCCGACCCCGGCCCCGTCTGAGGAGCCAGCGGCACCACAAGCAGATGCGCCTGCAGCCGATACGCGGCTCGCAGATTTTCTTTCCCGGATCCAAGCAGATGGGGCAGACGTGGAAGCTATTGCGCGCGAGATCGCCGCGGACACGACCTTTGCGCCACCTCCAAGTCCTGAACGTGATGCGCTTGAAGAAGCACTCAATGCATACGTTCGACCCATTCCCGCCGCACAAGCCGAACGCAATTTTGTCGCGTATCAAGCCCTGGCGCGGGTAAACGGCGAAAACCAGACCTACGTCGGCAAGGCCGCAAGTTACGAACAAGCTATCGAAGCGGAACGTGAGCAACTGCAAAGAACGGCCCGTGCGCTCGAGGGGCGACTGGTGCGAACGACGGCCGAGTTCGACAGTTCCTCTTGGGGGCGGCACCCATCGTCCCCGCGCTTTCAGGATATCCGAAACTACGTGACCCTCTATCTGATCGAATCTGGCTCGGGTCAGAAGACCATGGAGCTGTTCTTCAACTACACATCACGGAGTGGCTGGCTGTTCGTCGAAAGCGCCTCGATCAACATTGACGGAGAAACGACCCGAGTACCGGTTGGTCAATGGTTTCGCGACAATGACACCGAGATTTGGGAGTTTGCCAGCATGCGAGGCGACGCCGCCGTGGCGCTTGCCCGCAAAATCGCTGACGCGGATCGCGCCGTCATTCGCTTCAATGGGCAGCAATTCTATGATGATTACGTCGTGTCAGACGGGGACAAGCGTGTCATCCGAGAAATGCTGGCAATGTGGGAAGTGATCTCCGCAGAATAAAGTGTGATCGCTCTGCGGCGAAGCATCCTAAGGCGATCCTCAAACCAAAAACTTGGCCAGTCACTGCCTTTCAGCTGAGAACGGATGGGCACACGTCAAAGTGGCGTGTGCCCGACCATTTTGGCATAAATTGTATTGTGAGCCATGCCCACCACCCGCGAACTCGTCCTCGCTGCGCTGCACGCGCGGCTTCAGCCGCTTGCTGCCCTCACCCTGCGTGACGAGGTTCTGCCCGAGCGGATCCCAACTGCCGGTCTGGTCATCCTGCGCGACGGCCAGCCGGGCGAACCGGAGGTGACCCTGTCGCCGCTGCGCTACCACTACCAGCACCGGGCCGAGTTGGAGGTCGTCGTCCAGGCAGGCACCGGCCGGGCCAGCGCCTTTGACACCCTGATCGCTTCCATCGACGCAGCGCTGGAGGCTGACCGCACGCTTGGTGGCCTCTGCGACTGGGTCGAACCCGAGGCCCCGGCGTCCGTCGATCTGCCCATCGAAGGCGCAGCAGCGCTGAAGGCAGCGGTGATCACCGTCGTCTTGCACTACACCACCAACGGCCCCCTGGCCTGACACCCCCACATAAAGGAGACCCCCATGGCACGTGCGCAAGGCGCGCGGGCGCAGATGGCGCTTGCGTATGAGACGGTTTACGGCACCCCGCCGGTGAGTGGGTTCCGATTGATGCCATTCGCCCGGACCACGCTGGGATCGGAACAACCGCTGCTGGAATCCGAACTGCTGGGCTATGGTCGCGATCAGCTGGCTCCGATCAAGGACGCGGTCACCGCAGACGGCGAGGTGGTGATCCCCATCGACGTCGAGGCGTTCGGGTTCTGGCTAAAGGCCGCGTTCGGCCAGCCCACCACCACGGGCACGACGCCGAAGACCCACACCTTTCAGTCGGGTAACTGGACCCTGCCCAGCATGGCTATTGAAACCGCGATGCCCGAGGTGCCACGTTTCGCGATGTATTCTGGTTGCGTCCTCGATCAGCTGACCTGGCAGATGCAGCGCTCAGGTCTGCTGACCGCCACTGCACGGCTTGTCGCCCAAGGCGAAACCATCGCCGCAGCGACCGCCGCTGGCACGCCCACCGCGCTGGGCCTACAGCGGTTTGGCCATTTCAATGGCACGGTGAAGCGCAACGGCTCGGCCTTGGGCAATGTGGTTTCGGCCGAGATCACCTATTCCAACAACCTCGACCGGATCGAAACCATCCGCGGCGATGGCCGGATCGATGGTGCCGATCCCGCGATGGCCGCTCTGTCAGGCCGGATCGAGGTGAGGTTTTCCGACACCACGCTGATCACCCAAGCCATCGACGGCACGCCCTGCGAGCTGGAGTTCAACTACAGTCTCGGGGCCAACGCCAGCTTCACCTTCACCGCCCATGCCGTCTATCTGCCCCGCCCGCGCATCGAGATCGCTGGGCCGCAGGGCGTGCAAGCGACGTTCGACTGGATGGCCGCAAAGGCCGCCAGCCCCGCCCGCATGTGCACCGCCGTCCTCATCAACACCTTGGCGGCCTATTGAAATGGGTATGGAGGCTGATCCGCACAGTGGAGGCGGGCGCGAAATGGCGGTATCCGTTTCAACGATTCCCCCGAGAAAGGTTCCGCACATGACACCCGCCGAAATCATGGCTGCATTGGAGGGCGTTGGCCCGCTGCCGCGCGACGCATTGGTGGCGGCAGGACAATCGCGCGAAGCCATGGTGCCGGTGTTTCTGGACTACATCGGCAAACTGCAGACGGCAAAGATAGATGATCTCGAGCGCATGGATGCCTTCGTTTTCATCTTCTTCCTCTTGGCTGAATGGCGCGAGACCCGGGCCTTTCGCCCACTGGCCAAGCTGCTCCGGCGCGATCCGGAATTTCTGGATGCACTGTTGGGAGATTCGATCACCGAAGCCTCGGCGCGTGTCATGGCAGGGGTGTTTGACGGCGATCTGCAACCGCTGTTCGACATTCTGCTGGATGATACCGCTGACAGCTTCCTGCGTGGCGAGATGTTTGACACGCTGGCCATCGTTGCCTTGGAACATCCCGGTCTGCGGCCCCGCGTTTCGCAGTTCCTCGTCGACTTCTTCGACCTCACCGGCACCAATACAGGCGAGGAAGTCTGGTGGTCTTGGGCCGAATGTATTGCGGCCCTTGGCCTTTCAAACTTGGAAACTGCTGTGCGAGCCGTGTTCGACAGTGGTCTGATCACCCCGGATCACAGCCGTCTCGAGGATTTCACCGAGCGGCTTCAGGCAACGCTGGATGCCGGTCGGCCCGACTGGTTCACTGAAATATCCAGCAACACGCTGATCACTGACACCATCGCCGAACTCGAGCCATGGTACTGCTTCACTCCGGAATACCTGGCGAAGAAGGCTGAAGGCCGCCTGAACGTCCTGTCGTCGCTGATGCCCCGCAGCAGCGATCCGTTCAACAGCGTGATCACCGGCAAGACCGGCCGAAACGACCCCTGCCCTTGTGGCAGTGGCAAGAAGTTCAAGAAATGCTGCCTCCAATGACCTGAACAGTCCACCTGCTCTACTGACCACCCTCCCCAGCGACGTGCCCCGGCACGTCGCTTTTGTTTTGAGAAAGGCCCAAAGATGATCCGACTGAACCTGACTGCCACGCCTGAATGGCTGGACCTCGCCCCCGGCCTGCGCCTACTCGTCGGGCCGCTCACCACCGCGCTGATGGTGTCAGCCCGCGCCGATCCGGCCATCGAAGCGCTGCCAGAGGGTGCCAGCCAAGAGGCGCTGGCTCTCGCGATGGCCAAGGCTGTCGCCCGCCGTGCTGTGTTGGATTGGCAGGGCGTGGGTGATGCCATGGGCACAATTGTGCCCGTTACCCCCGAGGGCATCGACGCCCTTCTGGAAATATGGCCAGTCTTTGAAGCCTTCCAAACACAATATGTCGCCAAGGGCCTGATCCTGGACGCGGAAAAAAACGTCTCCGCGCCCTCGCTGACTGGTCCTTCGGCGGTGGCGACAGATACTGCGCGGCCTGCCAAGTTGCCTGCTCCGACTGCCCCGCAAAGCTGAACCGGCCCCAGACGCCGGAAGGCTGGCAGGTTTGGGATCTGGTCGGCCGCCTTGGTGGGCAACTGCGCGTGATCCCCGGTGCTGTGCTGGGCTGGGACATGGGCGCGGCACTTGCCGTTGCCCGCGCCCTCGGGATTGACACCCTGATCGTCGCCGAACTGCTGCCCGAGATTGAGGCGATGATGGTGCGCAAACTGAACGAACAGATGGAGGGAAGCCGCGATGGCTGAAAAAAGGGTCAGCGTCCGCCTCGTGGCGGAGGGCGGCCGCCAGGTGCGCGCCGAGTTGGAAGGCATCGGGGATGCGGGCGCGCGGGTTTTTGGCCGCCTCTCGACCGAGATGGAACTGGCCAACACACGGCTGGCCAGCTTTGCCCGCAAGGTCGGGATCGCACTGGCGGCGGTGACCGTTTCGGCAGCTGCGGCTGGCGTGGCGATGGTGCGGTCGGGCCTTGAGACCATCGGCGCGCAGGCCGACATGGCCGCCTCTTTGAAAACCACAGTCGAAAGCCTGCAGGTGCTGACTTGGGCTGGCGAACTGGCAGGCGTGTCCATGGGCGAGATCGAGCAAGCCACCAAGAAGCTGACCACGAGGTTGTCGGAAGCTGCTGCTGGTTCGGGGTCGGCGGTTGGCGCACTACGCCGACTGAACCTGACTGCCTCCGAACTTCAGAGGCTCCCCCTGGACCAGCGCATCGTCGCCATTCAGGAAGCCTTGAACCGGTTTGTACCGCAGGCAGAACGCGCCGCTGTCGCGTCCGACCTCTTCGGCGACAAAGCGGCACTGGCCTTTCTGCGCATCGATCCGGCCACCTTGCGCGAGGCCGCTCAGGATGTGCACGACTTCGGTGTGGCTGTAAGCGCGGCTGATGCGGCCCAGATCGAACGCACCGGCGATGCCATCGCCAAGCTCAGCCTGATCTGGCTCGGCCTGACCAACCGGCTGACGGCGGCCGTGGCTCCAGCGCTGGAAACCATCGCCAACACGCTGGCAGATATGGCGCGCAGCACCGGGCCGATTGGCATCGCCATCAACGCCCTTTTCGACAACATTGGTCGGCTGACCACCTACGCCGCCACCTTCGCCACGCTGATGGCGGGGCGCTGGGTCGCCGGGTTGGCCGCTGCGGCCCTGTCCGTGCGGGGCCTTGCCACCGGCCTTGTTATCCTGCGCGGTGCCCTGATCCGCACTGGGATCGGTGCGTTGATCGTCGGTGCTGGCGAGTTGGTATTCCAGTTCACCCGGCTCGTCGCAGGAGCGGGCGGGTTCGGCGCGGCGATTGGGCTCCTGAAGGATCTGGCTCTGGAGGTCTGGGACCGCATCGGCCTTGGGGCCGCGTCTGCCTGGTCGAAGATCGAGGCCAGCTGGGCGGGGCTGCAGGCCACGATCTATGGCGTGATGCAGTCCTCGGTCGAGGCGGTGACCAGTTTCGGCAACTCGGCAGCAGGGATTTTCAAGGGTGCCTATGAGGCGGTAAAAGTGATCTGGGGCCAATTGCCGGGCGCGATTGGAGATTTCGCCTTCCAGGCCGCTAACGGGTTGATCAGCGGCGTCGAGGCCATGCTGAACAGCGTCGTCACCCGGATCAACAACTTCATCAACGGTCTGAACGCGGCGCTGGACCTCTTGCCCGATTGGGCGGTGGGCGAAGGTGGGGTGCGGATCGGTGCGCTGGACCCCGTGGCGCTGGGCCGGATCGACAATCCCTTTGCAGGGTCTGCCGCTGCTGCCGGAACTGCCGCCGCTGAAGCCTTCTCGGCGGCGATGGCGCAGACCTATGTCACTACGCCCGATCTTGGGCTGACCGGCATGGCTGAAGAGGCGACCGCCCGGGCCGATGCCTATCGCGAGGCTTCTGGCATGCTGGCCGATGCCGCCACCCGTCCGATGCAAAGCTGGCAGGCGCTGAAGGACGCTGTCGCCGGTGCCGGAACCGAAGGCGAAACCGCACTCGATGGGGCCGCAGAGGCCGCCAACCGGCTGGACGAGTCGATGACCGAAGCCGGGCGCGCCGCCGGTGGGGCTGGTTCAGCAGCCGCGGCTGGGGCTGAAGCGGCCAAGACCGGATGGGAAGCTGTTGTTGCGACCCTTGCCGACTACGCTGCCAAAGCCCGCGACATTGGTGGCGACATCGGCAACGCACTGGTCTCTGCTTTCACCTCGGCCGAAAACGCCGTCGGCGAGTTCGTGAAAACCGGCAAGCTGGATTTCCGCGACTTGGTCACATCGATGATTGCCGATCTCGCGAAACTGGCGGCAAGACGCTTCATCCTCGGCCCCATCGCCAACGCGCTATCGGGCGCGCTGGGCGGCGCGGGTGGCATCTTCGCCAACATTCTGCACGCCGGTGGCATGGTCGGATCGCCGGGCCCGGGCCGCATGTTGCCTGCGCTGGCCTTTGCCGATGCCCCCCGCATGCACGCGGGAGGTTGGGCAGGGATCAAACCGGACGAGGTGCCCGCGATCCTGCAGCGCGGTGAGCGGGTTCTGTCTCGCCGGGAAGCTGCTGGTTATGGCCAAGGGCAAAGCGCTGCCCCGAACATCTCCGTCACGATCAACGCCCGCGACGCCGAAAGCTTCCGTCAGTCGCGCACGCAGGTCGCGGCGGATATCGCACGCGCGGTGTCCCTTGGCCGGAGGGGCATGTGATGGCATTTCACGAGGTGCGCTTCCCCGACAATATCAGCCGCGGGGCGCGCGGCGGCCCTGAAAGGCGCACGCAGATCGTGGAGTTGGCTTCGGGCGATGAAGAGCGTAACGCCAGCTGGGCCAACAGCCGTCGCCGCTATGACGTCGCCTATGGCATCCGGCGTGCGGATGATCTGGCATCGGTCGTGGCCTTCTTCGAAGCCCGCAATGGCCGCCTGCACGGCTTTCGCTACAAAGATTGGGCCGATTACAAATCCAACCTGCCATCGCAGGCGATCACCGCGACGGACCAGCAGATCGGCACCGGGACCGGCAGCCTGCAAACCTTCCAGCTGTCGAAACGCTATACCTCCGGCGCGCAGACATGGGTGCGGACCATCGCCAAACCGGTGACCGGGACCGTCCGCGTTGGGCTGGGCATGGTCGAGCAGATGTCGGGCTGGACCGTAGACACGACGACTGGCGTCGTCACCTTCACCACCGCACCCGCCAATGGCGTCATCGTCCGCGCTGGCTTCGAATTCGATGTGCCGGTGCGCTTCGACAGCGACAGCCTCGACGTGACCCTCGATTTTGAACGGCTGGGATCGATCACCGCCATCCCGCTTCTGGAGATCCGGAGATGAAAAACCTCTCCCCTGCGCTGCAGGTCCATCTCGATGATGGCACTACCACCTTGTCCTGGTGCTGGCGGATATCGCGCAGCGATGGAATGGCGCTCGGCTTCACCGATCATGATCGCGCGCTGACCTTCGATGGCACCGGCTTTGAGCCGGAAAGCGGGTTCGCCGCCTCGGAAATCCGCGCTGGCTCTGACTTGGCAGTTGATGCGCAAGACGCCACCGGCGTGCTGACCTCCGACCGGATCACGGAAACGGACATCCTCGACGGGCGCTGGGACAATGCAGCGGTCGAGCTGTGGCGCGTGAACTGGGCCGAAACCAGCCAACGCGTGCTGTTGCGCCGGGGTGCTGTCGGGCAAATCCGGCGCGGCCGCATGGCGTTCGTCGCCGAGGTTCGCTCGCTGGCGCATGTGTTAGGCCAGACCGTGGGGCGGACGTTTCAGGCGGGGTGCGACGCTCGCTTGGGCGATGCCCGCTGCGGGATCGATCTGGAAAACGCCATCTACAAGGGTACGGGCGCCGTCACCGACCTCTTGCGCGACCGGGCGTTCATGGCGTCCGGGCTGGCTGGTTTTGATGCGGGCTGGTTCACCTCCGGCACCGTGACCTGGACCAGTGGTGCAAATGCGGGGCGCGTCACCGAGGTGCTGGCGCATGGCTTGGCCGATGCCATCGCCACAATGACCTTGCTAGAAGCGCCAGTTCTGCCCATCGCCGAGGGCGACAGTTTCATCGCCCGCGCGGGCTGCGACAAGCGCATCGCAACCTGCAACGCCAAGTTCGCGAATGTCGTCAACTTTCGGGGCTTCCCCAACATCCCAGGCCAAGACGCCGTACTGCGCTATGCCAGCCAGGACGGCGGCCATGAAGGAAACGTGCTGTGATCACCGCCGATCCCGACTTGGTCATTGCCGTCGCGCGGTCTTGGCTCGGCACGCCTTACCATGATCAGGCCAGTCTGCGCGGCATCGGCTGCGATTGCCTTGGCCTGGCGCGCGGCGTCTGGCGCGAGGTCGTGGGCAATGAGCCTTTCCCGATCCCACCTTACAGTCGGGATTGGGGCGAGACTGGCCCCCGCGAGGTGCTGGCCGAAGGCGCAAGGTCAATGATGCCTGAAATCGTCGTCACCGAAACTGGTCCGGGTGCACTTGTCCTATTCCGCATGACCCCGCGCGCCATCGCCAAGCACGTCGGTATCCTGACCGCCCCCGACCGTTTCGTCCACGCCTATGAACGGCTCGGTGTCGTCGAGGAAATCCTGACCCCGACATGGGCGCGCAAGATCGCCTTCGCCTTCCTGTTCCCCAGAGATTGAGACCCCAGACATGGCAACTCTTGTTCTCGGTGCCGTCGGCTCCGCGATTGGCGGCGCATTTGGCGGGGCCATCCTCGGCTTTTCCGGTGCCGCCATCGGTGGCTTCATCGGCTCGACCATCGGGTCGGTCGTCGACAACTGGATCGTCTCGTCGCTGGCCCCGGCACAGCGCATCGAGGGCGCGCGGCTCGACAGCCTGCGCATCACGTCCTCAACCGAAGGCGCGGTGATCCCACGCCTGTTCGGTCGCATGCGGATCGGTGGCAACATCATCTGGGCCACGGATTTCCGCGAGGAGGTAAACACCACCAGCCAAGGCGGCGGCAAGGGCAGCGGGCCTAAGGTCACGACGACCGAATACCTCTACTTCGCCAGCTTCGCAGTCGCGTTGTGCGAGGGCGAGATCACCGGGATTGGCCGCGTCTGGGCCGACGGCAAAGCAATGGATATGACCGGGGTCACCTGGCGCTGGTATCCGGGCAACGAGGTTCAAGGCCCGGACCCATTCATCTCCGCCAAGATGGGCGCAGCCAACACCCCGGCCTATCGCGGCACCGCCTACGTCGTGTTCGAAGAACTGAACCTCAGCGCGTTCGGCAATCGTCTGCCGCAGATCAGTCTCGAGGTGTTCCGCCCGCTGGCCGATCCCGACACCGCCGAAGGGCTGGTGAAGGCTGTGACGATGATCCCGGCATCAGGCGAATTCACCTATGCGACCGCTCCGGTCAAGAAGACCACCGGCTCCGGTGGGACGACCGTGGCCGAGAACCTGAACGCGATCACCGACACCGCTGACATCGTCGTGGCGCTGGACCGGCTGCAATCCTTGGCCCCTGCTGTGGAAAGCGTCAGCCTGGTCGTGGCCTGGTTCGGCGACGATCTGCGCGCCGGGAACTGCAAGGTGCGGCCGGGCGTCGAGGTGTCCACCAAGACCACGACGCCCTCGGCTTGGTCCGTGAACGGTGTCGCACGCGCAGATGCGGTTCTGGTCAGCCGCGATGCTGAAGACCGTCCGGTCTATGGCGGCACGCCAGCTGACTTCGCCGTGGTACAAGCGATCCAGGAGATGAAGGCGCGCGGGTTGCGCGTGACCTTCTATCCCTTCTTGCTGCTGGACGTCCCGCCCGGCAACACCAAGCCGAACCCCTACAGCGCCAATGCCGCCACCTCTGGCCAGCCGACTTTCCCCTGGCGCGGGCGCATCACCTGTTCTCCGGCTGCGGGTTTTGCAGGATCGGTGGACAAGACCGCCACCGCTGCCACCCAAGTATCGGCGCTGTTCGGCACGGCAACACCCGCCAACTTCGCCGTGTCGGGCACCTCTGTCAGCTGGACCGGCCCAGTCGGGGAATGGTCGCTGCGCCGCATGATCCTGCACTACGCGCATCTGTGCAAATCGGCCGGGGGCGTCGATGCCTTCCTGATCGGCTCGGAAATGCCCGGTCTCACCACCATTCGGTCGGGCGCCAGCACCTATCCTGCGGTGACCGCGTTCAAATCCCTCGCTGCCGATGTGCGCGCGATCCTCGGCGCTGGGCCCAAGATCGGCTATGCCGCCGACTGGTCGGAATACTTCGGTCACCATCCCAACGATGGGTCGGGCGATGTCTTCTTCCACCTCGACCCGCTTTGGTCGGACGCCAACATCAACTTCATCGGCATCGATAACTACATGCCGCTGTCGGATTGGCGCGACGGCTTCGATCATGCCGATGCGAGCCTGGCCCCGGCGATCTATGACCGGGCCTATTTGCAATCCAACACCACCGGCGGCGAAGGCTTCGACTGGTTCTATGCCACCGCCCTTGATCGAACCGCGCAGAACCGCACGCCGATCACCGATGGTGCGGCGGCCAAACCATGGGTCTTCCGCTTCAAGGATCTACGCGCCTGGTGGCAAAACCCGCATTTCAACCGGCCCGGCGGGGCCGAAAGCGGTACGCCGACGGCATGGGTGCCGCAGTCGAAACCCGTCTGGTTCACCGAACTGGGTTGCCCGGCGATTGACCGCGGCACCAATCAGCCGAACGTGTTCTTCGACCCAAAATCCTCGGAAAGCTTCACGCCCTACTTCTCGCGCGGATGGCGCGACGATGCGATCCAGCGGGCCTATCTGGAAGCCAGTTTTCTATTCTGGGGCACGTCGGCGAACAACCCGGTGTCCTCGGTCTACGGCAATCGCATGGTCCATATGCCCGAATGCGCCGCCTGGACATGGGACGCACGGCCTTATCCGTTCTTTCCCGAACTGACCGATGTCTGGACTGATGGCCCGAACTGGCGGCTGGGCCACTGGCTGACCGGGCGGCTGGGCGCAGTATCGCTGGCGGCACTGGTCCGCCACCTTTGTCTCCGCGCCGGAATGCCCGCAGAATTGATCGACGTCTCCGGCCTCTGGGGTGCGGTCGAGGGCTATGTGATCTCGGCGCTTGAAGCCCCACGCGCGTCAATTTCCACACTCGCCCGGCATTTCGGCTTCGATGCTGTCGAGAGCGAAGGGCGCATCAAGTTCCTGATGCGCGGCCGAATTGCCGGTGCCACGATCACCCCGGATGGAATGGTGGCCCCCGCCTCTGCGCAGGGCGATGTGATGGAACTGACTCGGGCGCAGGAAACCGAACTGCCGCAGGCCTTGAAATGGCAGGTCGCGCGGGCCGACGAGGATTATGACGCGGCACAGGTCGAGGCGCGCCGCATCACCGTCGACACCACCCGCATCGCGTCCGAGTCCTTACCGATGGCGATCCCACCGGAAGAAGCCGAGCGCCGCTGCCGTCGCGCGCTGATGGAGGCATGGATTGGCCGCGAAAGTGCCGTGTTCCGCCTGCCGCCTTCGCGACTGGCGCTGGATCCCTGCGATGTGATCCTGCTCGACCACGATGGCCGCCTGACGGAAATGCGCCTGGTGTCCATCGCGGACTCCGACCTGCGCAGTGTCGACGCCGTGCGCCAGGACCGGGCGGTCTATGACTTGCCGCCGGGAGAGCCGCGACCTGCGTCCTTGTCGACGCCGACGGTATTCGGTGCACCCGACATCGTGCTGCTGGACCTGCCACAGTTGCGTGAGGATCAACCTGCGCATAGGCCCATGATCGCAGCGCATGCCAAACCGTGGCCAGGCGAAATCGCGGTCTACCGCAGTGCCGCGACCGACGGCTTCACACTGTTGACCACCTTCAGCTCGCGGGCGCGCATGGGTGTGCTGGCTGAGGATTTCTACGCTGGACCTGTGTCGCGCTTTGATCTGGGCAATGCACTGGTGGTCGATCTCTATTCCGGCACGCTGGAGAGCGTCACGGACATTGCCTTGCTCGGTGGGGCCAACGCGCTGGCTGTCGAGACCGGCGCTGAGCAATGGGAAATTGTCCAGGCGGGCACGGCCGAACTGATCGCACTTGGGCGATACAGGCTGACGCGCCTGCTGCGCGGCCAACGCGGAACGGAAGGAGCGATGGTCAGCGTGGTGCCGACCGGCGCGCGGGTGGTGGTGCTGGATATAACCCTAGCCAGCCTGCCGATCTCCGAAGCCGACCTTGGTTTGCCATGGAACTGGCGCATTGGCCCCGCCGCAAAGCCGGTCAGCGACGAGACCTTTGTCGCCACCAGTTTCACCCCAGAGGGCGCTGGGTTGCGGCCCTTCTCCGTCGCCCATGTCGAGCAGCCGTGGCGCACGGCACGCAGCCCAGGCGATCTGACCATCCGCTGGACGCGCCGGTCGCGATCCCTTGCCGCAGACACCTGGGGCGCTGGCGATGTGCCGCTAGCTGAGGACAGTGAAGCCTATGAAGTGGAAATCCGTGATGGCAGTACCGTCAAGCGCCTGCTGAACACCACGACGACAGGCGTCCTCTACACCGCCACTCAGCAGACTTCCGATTGGGGCGCGCCCTTAGTTCCGGGCCAATCCCTCACCATACGCATCTTCCAGCTCTCCGCCCTGATCGGCCGGGGCGCTGCGAGATCCGTCACGCTCACATTCTGAAAGCGCATCCATGTCCGATATCACCACCCATCTCCTGCTGCCCTACATCCTGGCATCGCAGGCGCAAAAGCATGTCACCCACAACGACGCGCTGCGCCTGCTGGATGCCATGGTCCAGCTGTCGGTCCTCGACCGAACCCGCACCACCCCACCCGTCAGCCCGACCGATGGCGACCGGCATATTGTGGCATCGGGCGCGACAGGCCTGTGGGCTGGCTGGGATCTGAACATCGCCTTCTGGGTCGACGGAGTCTGGATGCGGTTGGTGCCGCGTCCGGGTTGGCTGGCATGGATCGCGGCGGAACAGGCCTTTGTCGTCTGGAATGGATCGGCCTGGGATCTGGTCGGCGAACCGGTCGATGTGTCGGATGCCGTCTTCAGCCTGGTGAACGATGCCGACCCGACCAAGCAGGCGCTGTTCTCGCTGTCGGGGATCACGACCGGCACGACCCGGACGTTCGCCCTGCCGAACACCTCTTCAGAACTGGCGATCCTTGCGGGCACTCAGACCTTCAGCGGCAACAAGACCTTCTCGGGTTCGCTGACCGCATCGGGCGCGGTGTCCATCAGTGGCACGCTGACCGCCTCGGGGACTGTTACGGTTTCCGCGGCGGCGGCCTCGATCGGCACCGCCATCACGGCCGCGACCTATGGGATGGGCACGGGGGTCAATCCGACCGGCGTGACCAAGACTCTGAACCTTGGCACCGGCGGCGCGTCCGGATCGACCACCGTCGTCAACATCGGCTCGGCGACGGCTGGGGCCGGCGGCACGACGGTCGTGAACACGCCCACGGTCACCTTCGCCAATGCCGTCACACAGGTCGGCATGCCGCAGGCGAACCTGACGGCGCAGCTTTTCGGCCTCGGCGGCGCGACCGCCGACAGCTTCAACCGTCTGTCGATGAACACGCCCGCGGTGCTCTTGAACAACGCAGGCGCCGGGATCGAGGCCACGGTGAACAAGGCGGCAGCGGGGAACGATGCTGCCTTCGCCTTCAAGACCGGGTTTTCGGCGCGCGCCCTGATCGGGCTATTGGGCAACGACAACTTCAGCTTCAAGGTCAGTCCCAACGGCTCCAGCTTCTTCGATGCCATCGTGGTGGATCGCACCAATGGCCAAGTGGAACTGCCCCAGCCGACCGTGCTGCCGGGGCTGAACGCCGCCCCCACCCCACCACCCTCGGGCAAGACCTCGGTCTATGCGCGCAACCGTGCCGGGGCGCCGTGGATCGATGTCATGCGGCCCTCGGGCCGGGACTTCCCGCTGCAGCCGCATTTCGGGGTGAACCGGATTGCCAACTGGTCACCGTCGATCACCACCACAATCACCACCGAGGGTCTGCCCATCACCAACGTCGGCACCGTGTCGCATCCGACGCTGGCCGCTACCAACCTCGCGGCCTCCATGCGGCGCTGGCGTCTGACCTCGGCGGCCGTGGTGGATTCGGTGGCAGAACAGCGTTCGGCTGGGTGGGCGTGCTGGCGTGGAAATGCGGCTGGCCTCGGCGGCTGGACCTATGTCACGCGGATCTCGCTAGTGACCCTGCAGGCCACCGGCATGGGGTTCTTCGGTCTCTACGGCTCCATCGCCGCGCTGGCCGTCAACCTGACTCTGGCTGCAGTGATCAACGCGGTCGGCATCGGTTTCCAGCGCGGCACCCACGCCAACTGGCAGATGGTCACCAATGACGGCACCGGCGCGCCGACCCTGACCGACATGGGTGCGCCCTTCGCCATCGCGCTGGGCGGCGTGCTGACGCTGTTCATCGCGGCCCCGCCGAACGGTAGCTCCGTCTGGGTCCGGGCAGTGAACGAAGTCACAGGCGCGGTCTTTGAACAGGAAATCACCGTCGACCTGCCCGCCAACACGCAATTCCTCTCGCCGCGCCTGTACCTGAACACCGGCGCGACTGCCGCCGCCGTCGCATACGACTGCGCGGGCCTCTATCTCGAAACCGATTACTGAAGGGACCATCATGACCGAACGCACCACCATCCTGCAGGAGGTCGGCCAGGCCTTCCGCGAAAACGGCCTGACCGCTGCCATCACCGCGCTTGTCGGCGGCTCGCTGGCCATTGCAGCCACCGTCACCCGCAAAGCCTTTACCAACGAGGCGATGCTGGAACGCCTCGACCGGGAACTGCACCTCGAGCGGGAGCGCACCGACAAACAGCGCGCCGATGACCGCAAAGCTGACGCCGACCGGCTGGAACGGATCGAAACCGACATTCGCGCCATGCGGGATGTGATGTTTGAAGCCTTCCAGCGCGGCCGCACCGACTGACGATCACCATACCACCACATCGACCCACCCCACCCGCCCCCGAGGCGGGTTTTTTGTTGCCCAAAGCCGGGCAAAAGGAGCGTTTCCATGCCCACCGACCAGACCGACGCCATCCGCTTGATCCAGAGCGGGTTGGACAAACTTGGCCACAGCCCCGGTGCCATCGACGGCAAATGGGGTGTCCGCACCGCACGGGCGCTGAAGCAATTGCTGTCCGCAAATGGACGGTCGGCCGCCTTGGCCCCGCCCGACCCGCTACCGTGGATCACCGAGGCGAAAACCGCGCTGGGCCGCAACGAAGCGCGCGACCGGTCCTGGTTGATGGACTGGCTGAAGCGTGATGGCCGCTCCTTGGGCGACCCCAGCAAAAACCCCTGGTGCGGCGACTTCGTGGAAACCTGCATCCGCATGGCCCTGCCCGACGAGCCGCTGCTAGGTGCGCTGGGCACCAATCCCTATTGGGCGCGCAACTGGCTGCTGCTCGGGCAGGAGACCAAACCCGTCTCGGGTGCGGTGCTGATTTTCGAACGCGGTTCTGGCGGCCACGTCGGCTTCGCGGTCGGCCAGGATGACACGCATTTCTACGTGCTGGGCGGCAACCAATCCGATGCCGTCACCATCGCACGGATCGCCAAGTCACGCCTTCTGGGCGCGCGCTGGCCCGCAACCTATCCGCCCCGCCCCCAACGCCTGCCGACCATGAAGCCGGGCGAATTCCTCGCAACCACCAATGAAATCTGAACTGGAGAACACCATGCTGAAACCTGCAATCCTCGCCCTCATCCGCCAAATTCTGACCGTCGCGGGCACCGCACTGGTCGCCAAAGGGTATGTCCAGGCTTCCGATATCGAACCGGTCATCGGCGCGCTGCTCACCATCGGGTCGGTCGTGTGGTCGGTGGCGGACAAGCGAAACCGATAGCTGGGCTGCATTTCAGACCTACATCCTCCGGCATCGCGCCTTCGGCGTAGAAGCGTTCAGCCACCCAAATGCGGACTGAAGGCGCGAACCGCAGCACTCATAAGTGCGTGCTTGGACAAAGCTCACACTCAAACTTGAAAAGCGTCGAAATCTGTCAACCACCCGGCCGCAAAGGACGAATCAACCAGCAACTCAGACGTCCGACCGCACATTCCACCTTGTGAAGGGTGGCATTTTCGGTAGCATCATGTTTGGGCAGTCTTCTGGGAGTTTTGAGTTTTGCAGCGACCCAGCGCGGAAGTGACCAAGAACAAACCCGCCAAAGAATGCGCCATCTTAGATACTTGCGTTCTTATGTTGGATGCGGACGTGATCTCACGCGCAAACGCAATTGGTTTTCCTGTCATAACAAAGACAATTCTTGATGAGCTTGACTATCAAAAGAAGAAGCAAGAGCGTCAACCCGAGAAAGACAACATCAAGAGAATCTTTCAGTGGCTGAAAAATGTAAGCCCGGAGCCCGTCGCATGCTTCCCCGATGGGACCACCCCAAAAGACGGCGATCAATTTTTCAGGTACAACCTGAACGGTGCGTTCTTGTTTCTTATTTCGCGCACGACCTTTGGGACGGTTAGCAACAACGACTCCAAGATTCGAGAGGTTGCGAAGGACTACGACTTCATTTTGGTAACCCGAGATGGCCCCAACAAGGTAGCGGCCGAGCTGGAGGGCATCCGAGCAGTGATTTGGACGCCAAACATCCCCAAGCGCCCAAAGGAACAACAAGACGATGCTCAGGGGTCACGCAGGGTCGAACTTTCGATGCCCAAGGTTAGGCCATTTCAACTGGCTGCGTCAGTCTCGACAATATCCGATGAGATAATTCCCACAAGCCGCATTTCGGCCAGTGGCGAAATAGCAATTTTGCGATCGAATGGGAAGATGATTACGCTCGGGGAATCGGTCGGTAAAGGGGGTGAAGGAGAAGTTTTCAGAATCAAAGACAGCACGCAAGTCGCGAAAATCTACTTTCCCGAAAAGATCACAAAACGGCGCCTCGCAAAATTGGAACTCATGACGTCTCGAGATATCATTTTTGACGGAATATGCTGGCCCAAGGATTTGTTGTCAAATGCGGCAGGTGAGTTCATCGGCTATACGATGCCTGCGGCTCTAGGTCAGCCGCTACAAAAGTCGGTGTTTACCAAGCCACTTCTTGAAAAGAAGTTTCCCAACTGGGACAGAAAGAACCTTGTTAACATATGCATATCATTTTTAAGAAAGATCGAATTTCTTCACTCAATCAACGTCTTGGTTGGTGATATCAACCCGCTGAATTGCCTAGTAACTGGCGACGGTTCGGATGTCTACTTCGTTGATGTTGATAGCTACCAGATCGAAGGCTTTCCATGTCCGGTCGGAACTGTGAACTTCTCGGCGCCAGAAGTCTTGGCTCAGGGAGAGTACAGCAAGCTCAAAACCAAGGAAGCTGAACTATTTTCAGTAGCAACTATGCTATTCATGATCCTGCTTCCTGGGAAGCCTCCTTACTCACAGCAGGGTGGAGAGTCTCAAGCACAGAATATCATGCAAGGTGAGTTTCCATACCCATTCGGGGAAGAGCATAGAAGCAAGAATGTTGCGTCCGGCCCTTGGCGTTTTATCTGGAGTCATCTGCCTTTCAAGGTGAAGGAAGCATTTCACCAGACGTTCAAAGAAGGGAAACGTCATCCAATTTCTTTTTGGCTCCCCCTGCTGACCGAGTATCGAAGGCTGCTTGAGGTTGGCTACACCACGACCGAGATATTCCCGACCGGCCTGAAGATTGCGGCCGGAGACGCGGTAGACGCAGTCTGCTCTGAGACTGGCTGCGGAAAAGCTTTCAAAATCCACAAGCAAGAGTTGGAACAAAAACAATCCGCTGGAAGACGTCTTGTTTGTCCACAATGCGCTCGTACAAACGAACTGAAGCGATTGGCGTTTAGTGCACAAACAGCGGCGCGGGAGCAAGGTAGATTAGCAGCCAAGCCTACCGTGGCTTCATCGACACAGAATGGCGGCTGGGCGTGGCCGAAATCGAATGCTTCCAGCAGGACATCGAGACAGACCAACCCGACATCCGGTGGTCCCTCTCGGACGAGCAAGCAGCCAAATCCCACTCCAGGAACAGCGCAGGCACCCAGTAGCAAGGCTGCAGGACTGGTCGGCGCAGTCGTACTACTTGGAGTAGTGGGAGCGCTTGTAGTCTGGCTTAAATGGCTGAGCATCCCGGTCATACTATTTCTGCTGTGGCTGTTATCCAAAGTGGCAAAATAAGGATCATTCAAAATGCCGAACGACTTCATCCTTCGTCAGGAAGAACTTGTCGAAAACCCTACTGCGAGGCTTCCTGTCTGCCTTGTCCTCGACGTCAGCGGATCGATGGCTGGGGAGCCGATCAAGGAACTGCAGTCAGGTGTCGAGACATTCTTCGCAGCGGTTCTGGAGGATGAAGTCGCACAATATTCGGCGGAAGTGGCGATCGTAACATTCGGCGGTACCGTTGATCTCGCATTGGATTTTGCATCAATCCAACGGCAACAGATCCCGTCTCTGAAGGCCACGGGTTCCACTCCTATGGGTGAAGCCATCGAACAGGCACTGCGAGTTCTGGAGGCACGAAAAGCCGAATACAAGAATGCGGGCGTGGACTACTTCCAGCCATGGATAGTCCTCATGACTGACGGATCACCGACCGATGATATCGCCAAGGCAAAGGGCCTCATCAATGATCAAGTGAACGGCAAGAAACTTGCGGTCTTCGCCATCGGCATAGGAAACGGGGCAGATATGTCCACCCTCGCCTCATTGTCAGGTGGGCGCGCCGCCATGAAGTTGAAGGGGTTGAGCTTCCAGGAATTCTTCGTTTGGCTGAGCGCGTCAGTTTCGCGAGTTTCCCAGTCAACCCCTGGAGACAAGGTTAGCCTCGATACAAGCGCGATGAGCAGCTGGGCGTCGGTCTAAGTGTTTAGGATTTCATTCGCTGCTGTGCCCGGCCGGAGCAAGCCTCAAGTTCGCGGTGCCTGTCAGGACGCAGTAGGTGGCAGACAGGTGGGGGACACGGCATGTATCGTGTTGGCGGACGGCGCTGGTTCAAAGCTGAACTCTGGGACCGGAGCACGTACATGCGTGCAACTGATTTCAGAGATTTTGGTTCGCCACTTCGATGCGTTGTACCTTGGCAGGTCGCCAATCGAAAGTACGACGGTTGAACATTTCCTGATTAACAGCATCTTGGACAGTCTGCGGCGCAAGCGTTTTTCCGCCCGCGACGGCGTGGACTCTTACGCTTGCACGCTTCTTTTTGCTGCCCACAAGAACGGCAAGACCCTGGTCGGGCATCTGGGGGATGGAATCATTTTCATGAAGGCTTCAGGGACAATTTCGGTCGCATCTCACCCCGAAAATGGAGAATTCATCAATCAAACGGTTTTCGTGACAAGCACTAGTGCCGAAACCAGTTTGAAGCTGCGGCGCATCGAAACCGATGGCCCTTGCACGTTCCTACTCAGCAGCGATGGCGCATCCGGAAGCCTTGTAAAGAAAAGCAGCCAGGAAATCGCATCCGCTGTCGGAACACTCATTACCTGGGCGGAGACCAACCCAGCCAAGAAAATGGCATCAATTCTGAATGAGAATCTGCGGTCAATCTTTTCGCCGAGGACAGAAGACGACTGCTCAATTGGTGTTCTTAGCGTAGCTGACTCGCCGCGGATGTGAGACGCCCCGGTCAGGCTTAGCTTAATGGAGCATGGGGCCTTGACTGGCTCCATGAAGGATCAATCTTCTTCGCTCTGTCCTCCAGCGCCTGCGGATGCCCGCCACTGCATGCAGGTGCAGTTTTTCTGTTGCGGTGTTGATGTGGCGTTGATGTAGACTGCAAACTAAGAAAGCCGAGCGTTACGCTCGGCCTTGAAGTCTTTGATAAGACGAGATTTTTTGGTTGCGGGAGTAGGATTTGAACCTACGACCTTCAGGTTATGAGCCCATGGAAGGGCAAAACGGAATAATCGTCGAAATCAGCGCCTTACGGGGCAAGCCTTTGTTCTGGCGTAGTTTTCGTCCTCACAGTCATCAGCGTTCGCACGTATTCACACGCAAGACCGGCACGAAGCCCGCAGTCGCAGGTTGATGTGGTGTTGATGTAGCCCACGCGCCCTCCCCCGCAGATCATCATCGCAGACCGTCTTGTCGGCCTTCATTTGCGATGTTCCAGCAGCCCAAGCTCGACCCACATCCAGCCGAAATCGTACTCTGCAATCGGCCCCTCGCCATGCCCGGCGCTGCGGTTTTCCAGCATCTTCAGCCACTCGATCACCTTCTCGCGCCCCGCAGCCGTCCGGACAGCCTGCCGTGGTGACTTGCCGCCCAGCGCCGGGATCGGCGCATCCAGCGTTTCACGGTAGTGCTTGTCCAGGTGATCCCGCATGAGCTGGCGCGCGATCTCTGGCGGGATTTCGTCGGTCGCTTCGCTTGGCCCATCACGCCGTTGGTCGGCCCGCATCTGATCCACTGTCCGGATCGTGGTCAAAGGTGATTTCAACAGGTCTCCCGCGGCAGCGTCGATCAACGCCTGGACCTTCGCCACCCGCTCGGCCGAGTTAACAGTCACGAGCAGCGTCCTGCCCTTCAGTTCGACTGAACCCAGAACAGTGGCCCCCTCCATCTGCGTGTCCAGCATGATGCCGCCGCCTGCCTTGCCGCCGCGCCCCTTCCGCGCAGCTAGCCAGTTCCAGAACTTCGGCCCGTCGGGCAGGAAGCCCTTCACCCGGTCCAGACGCTCCGCCACTGCTTTCTGCGTCACGCCGCTGGCAAGCGGGTACCGCAGATCGTGGAACAGCACATCGTCGCCGTCCGAATTGATGAACTGCGGCTGTGCCGGGCTGAGGGCACGGTCAATCTCGATGAACAGCCAGGCGGCGGTGAAGATGGGCGCGCAGCCCATCAGCTGATCGTGCGAAAGCCGAAGCGCATCTCGTTTCTTCAGCTTCAGGGCATCGCGTAGACCGGCGAAAAGAAAATCCACCGCCTCGGTGCGGAAGGGCAACAGCGCCCCCGAGATGATATGGTGATCGCGCTCGGCCACCACCCGAACGGCAATCCTATCCCATTGTTTCAGCGTGCGCGTGGCGGATTTCTCGCGCACTGTGACCGGTGCCGCATCTGACAGCAAATCGCGCAGCACCATCGATGCACCGGGCTGGACCTCGCTGACTTCGTACAGGCTGACCGGCGCATCCCGCAGCGCGGTGAAATAGGCCCGGTTCAAGGCCGTTTCCTTCCAGCCGCGCCGCTTCAGATAGAGATCGACGATGTTGCCGTCCTCATAGTGCTGGCCAAGGAAATCCTCGAACCCGCAGCCCCATAGGACGCCTGACCACTGCTCACCCAGCAGGTCGGCCAATCCGTCTTGGTCGATCTCGAATTCCTCCAGCGCGGGCATAAGGTGTTCGGCGACAATCTCCTGCAGCCGTTCGCGCCAGTCACCTTCTCGGCCGATGAAGGCCAAAAGGCTGGAAATATCGTTGCGTTCAGCCATAACCAGCCCTGACTATGCCGGTCTAGCGACCGATCTTTCTTTGAATATCATCGCGCAGGGCAGCCATGGCCTCAGCGCGCACTCGCCACCCTGCATCGATTTGGCTGGCTTCAAATAGGCGTCCAGTGAGCCGCCGTGCGACGATGAGCTTCTCGCGGCCAAGTGGCAGGTCATCGAACAGCTTCTGGTCCTCGGCAATGTGGACCTGGCGCCGGTTCGGCAACCGAAGGCCATTGTTGGTGACAGCAACTCCGGTGACGATCCGCGGCTGACCGGGCCGAAAGAGCTTGGTCTTGTGCCCATGAAGGTGCCGTTTGCCGATGGCCTTCCTGGCTTCAAACAGGAGGCGCCGCGTCGCCCCTGCCCCCGTGAATACAATGTCATCGACGTACACGGTCATCTTGCAGCCAGATGCTTCGGCCAAGACCGCAAGTTCATGAAACAGGTCCTCGTAGGCGAAGTACGAAACGATTGGGCTGGCGCTGCTGCCTGTTGGCAGATGTCCGTCCACGGTCAGAAGCTTCGCGAGCATTCCGGCAACATCACCGTCGCAAGCCATCCGGTCGAGGAAGAAGTGATAGACGGCCTGAGCCCTCGCTGAAGGATAGAACCTCCGGACGTCGATCTTGACGCACCCGTCGTCGACGGAATGTGCTGCAGCATTGGAGATGTAGGATCGCCCCTTCTTGGCCGAGTGCAGGTAGGCTGGCGTGTCGATCCTGGCCAGAAGGGTTGCGATCCTGCGATGTACCTTTGCTAGCTTCGGTCGAGGTTCCTGGATTGCCCGACCGGACTTTTTGTCGATCCACCGCTTGTAGGGGTCGGCATCCGCAAGGAGCGCGTCCAGTTCCCCTCGGGAAATAAGCAGGCGATCCGCCAGCATATGCGGGCTTGTTACCTTGTACAGGATAGACTGGTTGCGGTCGTGGCTCACCTGCCCGCCCCACGATACTCGGAGATTGTCGCGGCCCAATCCAGCATTTTCAGCGCCTTGTCAGCCACGTAGGCCCGGATGGCATCGGCCTTTCCAGCACCCTCCACGCGCTCTGCAAACAGCATGAGCGATGACATCGGAATATCGAAGGCAGTGGAATACTTCTCCAGCACCGCAAGAGAGACGTTCTTTTCGCCACTCTCGATCTCCGAAACATAGGATTTTGAAAGCCCGACGCGTTCGGCCACGTCTGCCTGCGACAGGTCGTGGTAGACCCGAACCAGGCGAAGAGCTTCATTCAGCATTTTTCTCCCATCCTCAGCAGTTGAACACCTAGGAGCCGTCTCAGAAGAAGAGTCGCGCCAGATACACGATGGCTTTCACCATCCAGAACGCGACCATCAAGGTCCGACGCTTCCGAAGAACACGCCGAATCCAGCGACGGATCCACTGCCCGGTGCTCAGGGGCTTCACAGGTTCATTACCCATGTCGCAACCTCCTGGGCTTCCTCGCCGGGACCATCCCGACGAGTGTGCCGCCTTCCCAAGAGGCAATCAGGGCAGAGGCTATCTCCTAGGTATCCCCGTGCCGCAACGCGAGCTGCGGACTTAAGTCGACGGGTCGTCGTCGCGGATCGCATCGCGCGGATGCGGTCGCCACGCCCCGAAGTGGGTAGAGGCCGGAGCCTCCTCGATCGGCGAACCGATCAGCCTATGGCAGCTATCTCTCACCTGAGCATTGATCGCTAGATAGAGCACCTGGTTCGCCATTTCAAGCCCCGAGTTCGCCACGAGCGAACCAGCTATGTTACAAAACCGATCTCTCACTATATGTAGTGCTGTTAGTGCGTGCGAAGCGGACGACCGCCGAAGCTTCAAACGATATCCACAGCATCGTGCTGGCCACCCCCTTGCTCCGAATCGAAGCCCGCGTCAGGGTGCATCCTTGAGGAGAGCAGCCCTCAACCAAAAGCATAACAGGTCTATCGGAACACCAGTCGCTCTGACCGAAGGTGCCTTGGCGCCTCTCGTGTCGTTGCGCCCGATCACTTAACCCGTGCCGCCCCCGGCACGGGCTGCAGGCGGTATGAGTTCGGCCCGTCCTCGGTTCATGTGAGGATGATTTGTCATGGCTTTGCCGCAACGCGTTTACTACACCCTTCAGGAAGTCACGGCCCGTTGGGGATGCAACATCGCCGATGTCGCGGGATGGGCCGCGGCGGGCAAATTTCACATCATGACCGGCATTGGCCTGGTGCATTGCGGCGGGGAAATTGTCGCCGGTCGCGTGGCCATCTCGCCGATGGACCTCATGCCGCTGTTCCGGCGCTGCGGAACCGGTCCGACCGAAGGCGTGGTGCGCCGGATCATGACGGGCGAGAAGAGCCAGTGGCAGATCATCACCGATCCTGTCGGCGGGGTCACGGTAACGGTTGCGGACATGATGATCATGGCCGATGAAGTGCATGGCTTCGAGGAAGAGAACGACATGGTGCGTCGTGTGCCGAGCGGGCCCGGTGCTGCCACGCCCTACGATTGGGAGGGCATGAACATTGCCCTGATCGTGCGGATCCATGACCACGGGCTGCCTGCCACCCAAGCCGAGCTGGTTGCCGAGATGCAGGACTGGTTCGCGGATCGGTCGGACGGCAAGAAGATGCCAGATAGCCGTTCGATCCGCCGCCGGATCACGCCGATATGGAGGGCGCTGCGGCGGGAGGAGGCGTGATGATCCGGGTCCGCGCTGGCCCGGGTCAGGCAGACTTCCGGCCGCCCTGATCGTCGGCGTCGTGGACCAGCCGGGGCTTCGGCCGGAAGGCGCTGGCCACCGCGTCCACTCCGGCGCGCAGCGGCGAGTCCATCAGATGGGCATATCGCAGGGTGGTCTGCATCTGACTGTGGCCGAGGAGCTTACCGATCATTTCCAGCGAGGCCCCGCCACTGACCAGCAAGGACGCAAAGGTGTGGCGAAGGTCGTGTATCCGGACGTCCTGCAGCCCGCACTGCTTCTGGACCTGTGCCCAGAAACGGCGGACCTCCTGCAACGGTTGGCCGGGCGTATCGCCGGGAAAGAGCCACGGCGATCCATTCGGCACGAGCAGCAGCCGCTGGCGCACGATGGCGGCGGTTTCGTCAGAGATCGGCACGCGGTGGGTGCGGCGCTGTTTCGTCATGGTGGGCGGCTTCGACCAGCTCATGTGTTCGAGGTTGAACTGTTCGAAACGGGACTGCCGCACCTCGCCCAGCCGGGCGCCGGT